GCGTCATCGCAACAATCCATCTCCTCCGTCGTATCTCCGGTTCCTGCTTCAGGAATTGCGAAGGTTTGACTAGGAGGGTTTGGATGTCGAAATCTCCACTTGGACAACTCAGAGGCAGGCATGCCTACCTCGAAGTCATCTAGCATTGATACGAAGACATTGACTTGAATGTCAGAGACCACGGTACCGGGCACGGTCAATTCGTTAAGAACGTGCACACTCAAAACTCCATTAGCTTTGTCAGCAATAGGAGTGAGATACGATATACGTGATGTACTAAAACAAGCCGGACTAATCCCAAGCGGCCTTCGATAGGCTTCCTGCTGGGCCCAACCTATGTCCACCGTAAAATCTTTCTCAGAAGAGATGTCATGAATAGTGGTATAGTGAGTGTTGTACTCAGGGTCAGCAGAGCCACCTAAGGGATCATAGACAATGCGAATACGGCCCTTGTGATAATTGGAAGAGACAATTTGAAATCGAAATCTCATAGTCCCTCTCCAGTAATCAAAGGGCAAGACCGCAGCTGCACAAGCGGTGAGATGGTACTCAGAACCGTTCGTGCGAAACATTTGCGGGTCAACTCTGCATTGGAACAACGATGCATCACGGACGTCTGACTGCAGCCAGTCAAAACTGGTCAGGAAAGATTCCCTACCAGCAATCGCGGCTATAGGCAGTTCGTCCGACGATGTGATCCCAGTGGTAGCTGGATCAATTGTGATCTCTTGCTTACTATCGACGGATAATTTGTTTGTGGAGTACTTAGTGTCCACCACTGCCATTGAGGGACGCGGGTTTGGTACCATCATTTCATATTCTAGATTGGCGGGGCTCGAGTAACCAAAGATCTTTGCTATTGCTGCGACAGCTCCAGCTCCGATCTCAGTTGCTCGTGCAAAAGGCCCTATCCAGGGAATGTTGGTTAACGCACCTGCGTATCTGGCGACAGTACTCGCTGGACGAGAAACCACGGCGGTCTCGTGTTCATCTCCACCAGCCTCAGGAAAAGGGAATCCCGCTTCGGGGACAGCTGAGGTTGGAATAGAGTACGAGACGTTCTCTGCCCATGCGAGCACTGAAATGGAGAGTGGATCCGTACCACCGTTTGCGTGCTTGAGATCGTTCAGACTCATCAAAACGCAGTCTCCCATCAATCTCCACTGTCTGTCAGGAATGGACAAGGCGTTGCGATCCCAAAAGAAGGGCAACTCCAAAGATCCTCCAGAACTTTCAGTCGGATTGACAAAGACTTTCATGCGCTGTGACAAGCGGACTAGGTCCTCGTTCTCATATGCATTTTTGCGAGCTATACTTGTGTAGGACGTATTGTCCAAAGCAGCAAGCGGCTCATATCCTAGTATCGCACGACCATAATAGAAGGCGTTACCATTAATGAGTAGCTTCACATGCATAGTACATTTGAGCAAATAGTAGTTACGGATTTTCTCCGCGTTGCGTGGGTTCTCCCAAAAGAGTTCCCACGGATTAAAACGGGCAAAAAGTGAAGAATTCACTGCCCAATCGGTGTCAAAAATTTTGACGGGTCGAGAGAAAAACTCGTTCAAGGTCGTGTCACTCATGAACGCCACGTTGCGTGTGGGGTCCATGACACTTCCTCTAGAGTCCATCTGACCAGGACTGTTGTCCTTGAATGACATATTTTGTGTGCTTATGGAAGCGTCTCCAGCCATGCCTGAGCCGAAGATCTTATGTGATGTTGTATTAGTTGTTTCGGGCATTTGAATTAAGCATAGAGCAGCCTACCCGGACTGCCTAGCGATGAACATCGACGTGCGAAGCCTAAAGGGAAATTGTTCGACATCTCCCGATGGTGTCCATACACACGCCGTGGTTTTGCTTACCCGTAGGAACCAGACCAGACTGGTTTCGGCTTTTAAAGACATCCGACAGGTCGGAGGGAAGGAAATTACTCTTGGTACTTCTCCTTCCAGGCAATGACCTTTTCTGAATACGAGTAGTCTAACTCTTTACACCAAATACAACACTCTGTTGCACAATTCCGTAATCTCGTACGGAGCCACTCATAGAAAGTGTCCCCGTGGAGAAAGGCTTCATGCAGCATTGTTTGGATTGTGGCAATAGCGAGATCTTCTGGTTCTCCAGAGCCGTGACTCATATGTCCCATCTTCTGAATAGAATTCTGGTCCAATGCACCCACTCGGATACCCAGATCTGGATGGTAGACGCTCTTTCGTTTGAGGAAATCCACAAACTCAGATTCTATCCACTCATCATCTGAGCCGTCTTTCCGCGCATTGGTAAAACCGACACCCACGAAATCGAAAAATCGTTTCCTAGAGGAAAATTGGGTAATGGCGCGGACTTCTGGCTTAGATCCACCATGTCCATCATCCCCGTACGTGGCGATGTGCTCATTCTCTTGATAGGTACCAAGTTTATGAAACTCATCTTCTCCAAGTTCGAGGATTCCATTGAAATAGAACGATATTCTCTGCAGTAGAGAGTTATCGGTGCTGTTGCCATACACGGTCATTGTGTTGCCAGAGCACCAGAAAAATAAAAACATGATCGTTCCATTCCAGTTGACGAGAGGATTTCGCAGTTCCTCTCCTATTCCATGCATCCGCTTGAGTGACTTATCAGCGTAACTCATGTTCGATCCAATGCGTTCATATGTGTTCAAAGTAGTACAAGTCACATCGCAGGGTCGATTCAAGTCGTAGCCACTAAAATCCCAATCATTTAACCTGGCATCAGTAGCCAAGGCATTGATGTGGGCGACAAGAGCTTCCCACTCAGGGCCAGCGCAGTTTATTCCTACTGCGCACTCTGTCTCCAGTGGATACCTGGAAATAAATTCAGCAATTGGCAAGAAGTACATTCTACAGGCTAGTCCAAAAAGACATTCCAAAATGTAGAAGATTCGGACCTTTTCAGATTCCTCCTCGACCACTTCGTCTTTCAGACATGTGCGTACATACACGCCAATGCGTTCACCGCGATCGAAGCAACCCATCATCCCATCGAAATATTCTTGGGCTTTCTCGGTCAATTCGTATCGCTTTCTGCCGTCTTCGTAGGGGTCTATTTCCTTGAAAAGACCGCTACTCAACTTGTCGCCATTCGGTATCCCGGCAGAAGTTTTCATCTGGAAGGGTTTCATATAGTGCGAACCCTTGACACCATTGATTGCTTCATCTAGAGTTAACTCTCGACAAAGTTCAGGGTGCTTCGAGATGTGCTTCTGTAGTGCTGGAAAAATCTGATTCCAGTAATCATCACTAGCCCACCTGAGCGCATCAGGCGGAACTTCTCGTGATCCGGTGGCGATTTTCTTTAAGGCTTTGTTGTGGTGCTTCCAGGGCTCTTTCATGTAGGGAGCCCTCCAACGACATTTCCACCCACAGTGTGTCTCGAGCTTTTCGCTCAACATAGAACGTCTAACTCTCGACCTGTATTTTGGTAGATTTGTTGTATGACCAATAACTTCGACCCCGGAATGCAAGTCCATCGCATCTTTCTCGAACATTTCTGTCTTAGGATGCGGACCGGCGTGCGGTACGAGGTCGATACCGAGGCGAGTCGTGTGCAGAATCTTCATCTCTGGTACGTTGCGAAAATGTGGTTGAGTCTTCAACTTTTCCACAGCCGCATTGTAATCATCAAAGGTGATCTCTTGCGCAAAACCCCTCCTGGAAGTCATGTCGTAATTTTGACCACTAATGTGGAAACCGAGGATGGTAGGATCTCTTCGATCTGCCATCAAAACGGAACCACAAAAGCCTGATTTCGTTACCTTAGAAAGGTATTGGAGTCCTCTGCCACAGTCAAATCTTCCACTATCGACTTTAGCGATGTATTCTGCATTCAGGATCTCCTGTTTGAGGACACGAGTCTTCCTGAGTGCATAATCCTTCACATTAGGATCTACATCGGCTTTTTGTAAATAGAGAAGTCG